ATGTCTGACACACGGCAGCGGTATGCAAGTGTGGCGCGAGTAGTCCGTCCGTTGAGTAGGGAACAATTTGTTTCCACATATTCCGGACGTCGGAAAGCGTTGTATGAGCGTGCCGCTGTTGAATATCAAGCACGTGGGTTGAGACAATCGGACGCTAAGATCAAGTCATTCATCAAGATTGAGTCCTTGGTGAAGTTGGACGGAGGAGGCAGCGGGCGGTTAGCTGCCGAAATCGTACCTCGTATCATACAGCCGCGCAACCCGAGGTTACCTGTTTATGGCTACGCCCTGGGACGCTACATTAAAGTTTACGAACATCTCATGAAGGATGCAGTCGCCCGAATTGCAGTCGATCTCACTGGATCAAATTTCCCGGTTGTTCTTAAGGGGATTAACGCTAGGAGACGTGCTGAGATTATGTGGCGTGCGTGGGGAAGTTTCACAGACCCAGTTGCTATCTCCATGGATGCTAGTAGATTTGACCAACACGTCAGCCAGGATGCTCTCCGATGGGAGCACTCTATGTGGCTGTACCACGCTCCTGATTGGCTCAGGCCGGAGCTGCAAAATCTTCTTCGTATGCAGTTGCGGAATAGATGTGTGGGTAGTGCGGCAGACGGTAAGGTGTATTACACTACCGATGGTTGTCGTATGAGTGGAGACATGAACACTTCGGCTGGTAATTGTATGCTGATGAGTTGCATGTTGCTCACCTACTGCCACATTCGTGGTGTCAAAGCCGTGGTTTTTAACGACGGAGATGACAGTGTTGTATTGATGGAGCGCGACAGATGCGAAAGGTTTCAGACGGGACTCTCCGACTGGTTTCTCGCTCTGGGTTTCACCATGGAGGTTGAGGATGTCGTGGATATCTTTGAGCGGATTGATTTCTGCCAATGTTCACCTGTCAATACTTTTGGCGGTTGGACTATGGTAAGGAACCCACATAAAGCATTAGCCAAGGATCTCACCCACCCAGGTGATTTTGCCCATGATAAGTTAATCGAGAATTGGTTGTCAGCCGT